TCTAGTGTATCCAATAGATTCAAATGGTTTTATAACTGTTCCATCTGCAAGCTCAATTGTTTCGTTTATTTCTCTTAGACTTCTTCTTACAATATTTGTACCTGTTCTAGCTATCTCTGCAGGAAACGATACAAAGTTACCGATAGGTAATTTTCTTAATGATTTTACAAAGTCAGATACATAATCATAGTTTGGTATATTATTTTTTACAATATCAGCTGCTTCTCTTTTAAAAAATTCATCATCAACAGTTATATCAATACCGTTTCTTTTTATTGTCATACCTCTTGTAACACCTTTGTTTGCAAGAGCTTTTTCTATTCTTGTTTTTTCCATTGCCCATGATGCTATTTTCCAAAAGTCATCTTCAGCTGTATATAGATCTTGTGATACAGATTTTAATTTTGATAATGGTTTTAATAATAATCGAAGTCCTTTGTCTGATGTCATAGTCTCACCAAAGTTTACATCCTCAAGCAGCCTTGTTAGATCTCCTAATCTTACATTAGAGTTTACAACACCTAGTTTTAATAACTCTTCATATAAATCATTTTGTTGTCTTGTACCTTTTAATGGTGTTTGCAGTGCTTGATATGCCGTTTTAATTGCTTGTGGGTCAGGTATAATACCGTTTGCTGTAGCAAATGCACCAGCAGACACAAAGTTTCTAACGTGTGTTACCGGCGATAAAATTGTTTTTGCTATTTGTGATAAACCTTTTGGGTATAAAATTAAACTTTGATACAACTGTCCTAACATACCAGCTTTGTCAAATGCAAGAGATGTGCCTTCTAAAGCATCAGCCATACCGGATGTTGTATATAATTCATTAAGTGGATTTACAGACCCACCTTTTGCTGCAACACTAAGTGTCTTAGCCTGGTCAATTCTTATTTGTTTGTAGTCATCACCAAATACAAGTCTTGCTTCGTCAGCTGATTTAGCAAACATAGGCGTTTTACCAGCAGCAATAAGTTCATCATTCTTTTTTAATAAGTCTTGAAAGAATAAATTTCTTCTTGTGATCATAGATAGTTTAGCTGTACCACCTAGTATAGTTTGCATAGGGTTAGCTTGCTTACCTAAAAGTTTTTCAAATACTTTTCTATCGGCTTCTTTAATTGCACCTGCAGATACCAATGCAGATCCTCTAGCTGTTACAACTTCATCCAGTGTAGTTCTGTTTACAAAAAAACCTGGTACCTCAAAGATAGCATCAGACGGTTTATCCATTCTAATACCTTTTGGTAGTCTTGCAGTTCTTAAAACCCTAGTTACAGCTTGTTCTGCTTGAAGATCTGTCATCTCTTCACCAGCTTCTTTAGCACTAGATTTAAATACTTCTTTAGCTTCGTCGATTGCTTCTTTAGTTGGTTTGTATCTTACCCATGGAAAGATACTTTGATTTTGAAATATATCATATGTAGATCCAATATAGTTTTTAAATTTGTTACCGAATAAACTTTTAAATTCTTTAATTTCATTTGATCCTAATGATCTACCTAGTTTAGAAAACAGATCAGACCATCTAGTTCTTATAGTAGATAGACTACCAAGTATGTCAGCAACGACTTGGTCATCTACTTTCATATCTTTTAATTCTTTTACTAACGCAGCTTTCTTTGTTTCATCTAGTTTACCAAATGTTGCAACACCAAGATCATCAAGTTTAGGATCACCAGATAATAATAGATCGTTTATCTTCGTTAGCATCTGTTTTCTCTTTGCAGCTTCTGCTTGGTTCAATACTGTACGCATCGGTGGAAATACTTTGTCAATTGCTTGGTCTAGTTCTCTAGATATATTTCTAGCACCTGCTGCATCCGCAGCTCTCTCACCTACAGAAGTTCTTTCTATGTCAAAGAATTCTTGAGTCTTACCACTTCGAGCCCTGAACCCTGATGCAATCTTATCTATAAATGCATCTAATTTAGAGTTTGCTACATCTAATTGTTTGTTTCGATCAGTTAATCTTTTAATAACTTTACCAGTACCACCTATGATACCTGTGAATAATGCACCTTCGGTACCAAATTTAATTCTGTTTAATAGTTCTCTTGTAGGGTCATCGTCAGAGGATCTATCTATCTCTGTTGGTCCACCAATAAGATCACCAAACGTACCTATCTTTTCTACATCACCAACAAACACAGCTTCAGCAACACCACCTCCTAATGCACCCGCAATAAATTTATTTGTTTTACCACGTGCATTTAGCTCTAGTGCTTCGTCTACACCTTTTTTAAGATTAGGGTTTGTAGTTTTAAAATATTTATTATTTCTACCAGCACGCATAGCATCATCTGCCATCTTAGATGCAACTTTAAAACCTCTAGCTGCAGGTATACCTATGTTTACTAATGCTTCTGTAATTCTACCAGCTGTTGTTGCTTCTGCCTTTTCATCAAACTCTGTAAGATCATCAAAAAAAGATTCTACTCTTGCAGCTCTGCCTTGATCAACACCAAGATCCATAAGAGTTGCACCCAAAGAAAAGAAACCTTTTGGTATTGCAATAAGACCTGATGCGACACCAGACAATACAGATTCTATTGTACCTACTTTTTGATTTTGATTGCTAGAAGATTTACCAGCTAATATTTCTTCTATGGTAGCCATAGATTACCCCTGGAATAATGTTGACGCGTTTCCTTGTTCGTCTACGTAAATAGCAGTTTTGTCTAGGATATATATACCAGCTCCTTTACCTCGTGTTTCCACAATTGTTTTAACAAGAGCTGCATCTGTAGTATAGTTGTCTGATTTTCTAAACTCAGCTGCTTCTGTTGTATCAGCTAAAACTTCTGGTTCTGTCTTATATGTTTTTAAAACTGCATTGTAGACATTCGAAGTAGAGTTTGCACCACCAGAATTTTTTATACCCTCAGATATATTGTCTATTAAAGTACCACCAGATAATTTTTGATCTGCAAGTTCTATTTGTTTCTCAACTAGTTTAGCTTTATTTTTTTCAGCTGGATCACTTTGTTTAATATCTTTTGTAATTTCACCTTTAAGTATTGCAGCATCGATTTGTTTTTTAAGAGCAGCAGATTTATCTAACTGTCCAGATATTGCTTGTATAATTTTGTTTTGTAAAGTACCAGATTTAAGAGAACCTTTAAGATCTCCACCTTCTTCAGATACAATTCTACTTGCATCAATTAATGAATCATAGACAGCATCTTTTTTCATTTTGTCTAGACCCATTATTCTGTAGTATTTTTGTTTTAAAGCTTCGTTCTCTTCTGATTTAGATAGTTTTGGTGGTGAGTCAGGTAATGGTTTTCTTGGATCTCCTACCATTGCTTCATCACCAGTAAACTGTCTGCCTTCTCCTGATTTAATATTTTTAGGATCGTTAGGATCAGGTGTACCATCAGGTAGTAATGCACCACCTCCATAATAAACTCCTGCTGCTAAAGTTAATGGAGACTTAGCTAAACTTTTACCTGCTTTAAATATTGTTTTACCAGTCTTACCAGCAACACCTGCACCGCCTGTAAGCAATCTACCTTCAGGTGACCCAGCTAAATATTTTCCAAATATATTTGGTTGAAATTTTTCTATAGGTTTTAGTCCTAACATTTTACCACCTTTAGATTGTCTTGCAATAAACTGACCAAAAGGTCTAGCGGCAAATCTTGCCGCTGCACCAAGATAAGGAAGAGTAAACAATAGAGGAGCTGCATAACCACCTCTACCTGTTTCATCTTTTGGTGCAAGTGGACTACCAACAGTATTAATAGCCTGTCTGTTATCTTTCATACCGGTCATAATACCCTCTTTGATAGGGCCACCGTATCTAAACATTGGTCTATTTAATGGTTTCATAGCTTACCTAAATTTGCCGAATAGTCCGCCGATACCTAGTGCTGTGCTTAGAGCCGTTGAGAATGGGCTAGGAGTTGCAGGGTCTTGGAATTGTTGACCAGCAACACCTCCAGCAAGACCTGTAATTCCTGTTCCATATGTAGATAATCTTTGATAAGGCTCGTACGCTCCAGTTCTAGCAGCGTCCATATCTGCTTGTAATCTTGATTGTTCTAATCCCTGTCTAAATGCACCTAGTTGACCTAAGTTAGCAACATCCGAAGCTCTGCCTGCTTGTTGAAAATTAGATAATGCAAATTGATTTTGAGCTAAACCTGCTTGTTGATTTGCTAGTTGTGCTCTTTGAGCTGCTAATGATTGTTGTTGACCAAATGCTTGACCTCTTCTTGCTGCTGCATCTGCAAAACCTTGTGCTCTTAATTGTGCCTCAAGTCCTGCTCTACCTAATGCAGTGTCAGCTCTAAACTGTCCCTCTAGTGCACCTTGTCTACCACCACCAAATGCACCTGATGCAATAGCTTGATCCGAAATTTGTTGTAAACCACCTTGTCTTGATAGATCAAATTGTCTTAATGACTCATCAATAACTGCTTGTTGATATGGTGATTGGAAAGCTGCAATTGATCCAGCCCCGGTCCCTGCTCCAGTGCCCATAAATTGTCCAAGTCCAGAAAGATCTTGTCTAACTTGACCTACGTCTTGACCTGCTTGCGTTATAGCTTGTTGAGCTGATGTTAAAAATGGTTGAAAACCACCAATACCCTGTGTTGCCATACCAATGGCTTGTGTTTGTAATGGATCTTCACCAGCAACAAACTGTCTACCTGTAAACTTACTTGTATCTATAGGTGACGACGTTGTTGCCGTCAGTTGTCGAGCGTAATCTTTTGCGGTATCTTGTAAATAATCTGGTAATGCCATTATACTATTCTACTCTCCATCATTTGTGCTTGATCAAACATTGCTTGTGCAGGATTTTCCATGCCCTGAGACTCTTCTGATATAGTACCACCTGCTTCTAGATTGTCCATCATATTTTGCATAACTTCAGCACCTTTATCAATATCTCCCTGACCTGCGTTTCTTACAGCGTCTGCTGTAAATACAAATTCATTCTTGCTAAGTCTAGCTGGTACATCGTCAGCTCTTTCCTCAGCTCCTAGTGGTACAAAACCACCTTCTCTATAATCTTTTTCCATACCACCTAAATCCATTAGACCACCTTCTGCTGCTTGTACTCTATCTGTATCCATTACCGGTGTATCTTTTTTAACCATACCTAAAAATTCTGTTGCAAATTCATATAGTTTAATACCTTTTCCTTTTGCACCACTATCTTCATATTGAATTAACATATCTTCAAAAGCAGATTTATCAAAGCCATATGGTGTTTCAAACAATTTCATAACATTACCCATACCAGCCATCATCATGTTTTCATCGTCTGCTACAGTTTCAATACCTTCAACCATTTCACCTTGATTATAACCTTCTCTTGGTATGTCAGCTAATCCACCACCAGCAGCGTAGAAGGATGGTTGTACAAATCTTTTTTGTGGCATAAAATATAAAGCAGAGTTTGTAGGATCACCATAGTATTGTTTTGCCTGATCCCTGATTGACTCAACACTGCTTATAGGACCAGTGAATGATTCTTCTACTACATCCTCTTCGTCATCACCACCCATTAAGAATGGTGCAGCGATTGCTGTAGCACCTAAACCTGTAAGTGCTGTTCTACCTAAACTAAAAGCTCCCGATTTAGGGTCAAAAAATAAACTACCAAATGGACTTTTAGACAATGCACTGCCTTTTGTAAAAGCAGCACCTAAATTACTTAATACAGAGCTTGGTGCAAATGTAGATAATCTACCTAAAGAAGCTAATCCTTTTCCTGATCCAAGAGCGCCTAATCCACCCGTAAGGCCATACAATAAAGCAGCCTTACCCAATGGTGATTTAACTACTTTTTTAACAGCTCTTTTAGCTTTCTTTACAATTTTACCTAAGAAATACCCTTGTCTTGGCTCTTCGAGACCCATGATGCCACCCATATTACGCATTTGTCTTTCCATATTCATTCTTGAAATTGCCATAGTTTGTCCTTTTTATAGTCTTTTTCTCCTATAATCAATCATATATATCTACAAGGTCAGTTAGTCCACCGTCCATATAATAAACTCTACCACCTTCTCTGTAAAAATCTGTTTTTTCTGCAGCTTCATTATATCCAAATGCTTCACCGCCATATGTATCACCACCACTAGTAGTTACATTACCACCTCCGCCACCAGGAGTTTGGCCGTCATCACCCATATCTCCACCAGTAATATTTTGATATGATTGAGTTTTCATTATGTCTTCTCTCTTTTTTTTAGCTGCTGCCGCTATTCTTTCCTCATCCAGTCTTCTAAGTTCATCTCTCTCTTTTGTTTTTTTTGTGTAATAACCAAATTTTGTTCTCATTAAATTTGTTTTGTTAATAAAATCTTGCATCGCTGCATCATATTCATCTTCATCTATGACATTTCCTGCAGCATCTACAAGAGCTCCTTGAGATGCATCAAAAGTTAAACCTCTTTTATCTGCACTTTTAGTAAGAGCTTCACCAAGTTTGTCTGCCTCTACTCCAACTCTTTCTGCATAATTACCAAATGCAGATCTAGTATTTAATCCAAACGGATCTTTAGATAAACCAGACTGGTTATCACCAAATACTGTTGGACCAGTATAACCCATTTGACTTGAAATAAATGCTTGATCAGCTCTAGGTAAAGTTCCAAATTTATCAGCTTTGCCTAAAATACTTGATAGTATACCTATGTTTGTCATTGGCTCGTATCCCTCTTGCATAATCTCTTCTGCTGATTGTGGTTGAAACATTTTTCCTAACATAGTTCTTTGTTGTGGTACTGCCATATCTGCAGCAAGATACTCACCAGCGTCTACTGGATTAACGTCTTGTCTAAACATATCCATTCCTAAAACTTTTGCTGTGCTAGGATTATTATAAGCATCAAATAATCTTTTTTGTCTATCATCTACTGTTGTTTGAAAGTTTGATGTTAAGTCAGATATACCCCCAGTGAATGCAGCACCTCCTCCGCTTCCTCCGCCTTCTACCTTTAAAGAAGGAATTCCAAAATCAGGTTTTGATGCATCTGCACCACCGCCTTGTGGTATCTGAAATGGGTTTAATAGATATTGAGTTTGAGGTACAAATTTAAACCCTGCATTATATACTTGTTGATCGTACGGACTTAATACCATTATTTTGTTTCTCCAAATAAATCAAGACTAGGCATAATTACTTTAACGTCTCTTCTAATATCTTCTTCAGGTATACCTTTTGATTTCCACTCTTCATCGTTTTTGTACACCTCTCTAGTTTTAATATTACTAATAGTTTCTATTATTTCTTTTGGTTCTATAACTTTCACTATGTTGTTACCTCTCTTGGTTTAACTTCTAATATAGACGCAATTACATGTAATTCATTAGCATCAGCAGCCTGAACTTTTAAAACCTCGCTTTCTTGCAATACAAGTGGTTGAGTCAGTAATTCTACTGTTGTATTTGAACTTACAGCTTTAGCTTTAAATAGACTGAATATATTACTAGAAGAATCTACTAAAGTCACGTCAATTGTTGTGCCTGATCCTGCGTCTTCAGACACAAGAATAGATTTTATTATAGCCGTAGTGGCTGTTGGAACCGTGTAAACAGTGGTTAAATTAGTTGTTGTTAAATCTGCTTTTTTATTTGTAAAAGTATTTGCCATTAATTTAAAAAGAAGTTTTGTGCTTCTACCTCGTCCTTTAAATCTTGTTGATATGTTGAGTTTAATTTTTGTATAACCGCGTCTAAATCTCTAACTTGTGAGTCTGCTACTTGTTTAGAATATTCTTCACTTGGTCTTGTTAATATTTGTACTATTTTAGCCATTATCTTCTACCATCCGCTTGTATATCTAATCTAAACGTACCTAGTTTCCAATCTTGACTAGCTGCAGTGTTTGCTACTTTTAAAGATATGGCCCTAGCTCTTGCTCTAGTGTCTACTTTTTTAGTAGATGAACTAATAGTGAATGGTCCAAGAGATGAACTAGCTGCTGTATCATTTGGATAATTTTTTAAATTTAAAGTAATTTGTGTGTTGCCTGTTTGTGATACAAAATCAGGTATAAATCTTCTTATCTTCATAATATTTTCACCATCACCTCTAGTATCTCCTAAACTTGTCATTGCTCCCCGTACAATTCTTTGAGTAATATCAAAATCTCCTGAAGAAATATTAGCAGTAACTGCGTTTACGCCTGTAGATAAAGCTTCATCAGTTCCTTTTTCATGTTCAAAATAAGTTGTACACCCATCAGTGTTACCCACAACATCATAAGAAGCATTACTACTAGCATCATAAAAAGTTGCATGTGGTAAACCAAACACAGAAGAATCTTTCCATGTTCCCCGAGCCAGTGTTCCTGTGGTCCATACCGGTCTTTGTGGTCTTGAATCTATGTAGTTATAAGTTACACATCTATTGATAACGGTAGAACCATCTGTACAATAGAACCAAGTTATTTCCCCAAACAAATTATTTAACCCTACATTAATTAATTGTCCTGCAGTTGTATTTAAATCATCATAAACAAAGTCTTCTACTAAACACATCATGGTTTCTAAATTACCAGAGTATTTAAAGAACCCGTTTTCTGACATCCAATATGCAGCACCATCTACTTCTAACGCAGCGTTCTGTCCTATTAATCCACAGTTAGTTCCAACCTGTACAAAACCAAAAGTAAAAGGAGCACCAACAAAACGCATTGTAAATAAAGATGTGTCTGACCATATATAAATTGCATCTCTACCTCTAACAGCTCCAACAATTTTAGAACCATCAGAAAGTCTTTGTGTACCCGCTGTATTAGTTGCTGTAGGTGTGTATGTATTTATATCTTCTTGATCAGAAAATCTAATAAACATTTCATCTTGTGTGCTTGGTGTTCCTATAGTTGTTTCTGTTCCAAAAAATACTAAGTGTCTGTCCGGTGTAGATACTAACATATCTCTTGATGCTGTTGGTGCGCCAGATATAATTGTTGCTCTATTAGTTACAGCATCTGTTGCATCTGCATTCCATTCAAACACTTGTGCATTATGTATAAGTGCAATTACTTTAGTACCAAAACCATCTATGCTCCATAAACCAGGATCAACAACTAAGTCACCTGACGCTGCTTCACCCCATGCAACATAATCAGAAGAATTAGTAATTGTAACTCCAGCGTTGTGAATAGCAGCCGTAGTATTTCTAACACCTCTGGTTACACCAGTTAAAACATTTGACGTAATACCTGTGTAAGATATTTCTTCTGTTCCTATTTGAACATGGTTTGTACCTGAAGTTGGAAACTGACTAGCATCTGTTAATTCAATACTTGTTGTTTGAGAAGCATTAATACCACTAACTAAAGTAGTAGTTGCTTCTCCTGAAACTGTACCACTCCATTGACCAAGTCCCCATCCAAAACCAGGCAATTGTTCTGCTGGACCCACTGGGTAGTAATGTCTTACTCTAATACCACCAGATGTAGTAGCGCCACTACCAGACTCATTTGAAGGCATTGTAATGGTTAGTGTGCTATCAGTTACGGATGTAACCATAAACTTTTTATCATTAAAGTCTGAGGCTGCAAAATTAGATCCTGTTATTGCAGAAAAATTATCTAATAGTATAATATCGTTCGCTGATATATTGTGTGACGAACTAAAAGTAATAGTAACAACAGCAGAACCATTTGTTGTGCTAAAAGCACTTGTTAAACTGGTTGTGGCTTTAATAGGATGTATGTCATAAAATACACCCCCTGTGTATGCGTATAAAATTCTGTTTGTTCCTATGATAGAAAACTTATTTCCAGACTTATTAACTAAATGAAACAAAGCTCTTGCAGCTCCAGTTAGTTTATTTTCACCTAATTGAGACCAGCCACCTATTTTTTGTGGTGTGCCATATCTAAACCTTACATTATCGCCATCAACCCATTGTCCTTCGGCTGTGGTTTCTGTAATCTGTTTGTTGAAACCCGGTAGAAAACCTATCTTTTGTAACATATAACTCCATTATATATTAAAAGGCCCAGCTTACAAACGAGTATCGCGTGCCTTTTGTTGTCTCTCTAACTTCATGAGGGTACATAAAATTAGAAGGAAACAATAGTATATCACCCGTTTTTAACTCAATTTTCTCTTCTCTGCAATAGAATTCAGAGCCTTCATAGTCTTCATTTAAGTTGGCTACAATAGAAACTAATGGCACTCCCTTCATTTGACCATCAAATATACTATGTATATGATCATAATGCTCTCTCATCATAGTGCCAACAACATATCTATTAAAACGTATG